CATGCGAACGTTACTAGTGCATTAACTTTAGATGATGAAGCTAGTGTGTTTACAAGAGGTGATGAACTATATATAGGTAATAATTTTTATTATGGAGCTAGTGATGCTGGTTTAGCTATAGAAACTGGTAAAGCCACAGTAATAAGATTAGCTAGAGACGAGTTTAATTTATATTTTGCTGCATCTGCTAGTGCTGGAGCGTCGTCTTCGTTATCAGAAAAATTTAAAGTAGATGAGAGTGGTAATGCAACTTTTGCAGGTTCAATAACAGCTAGTAGCTCAAGCAGCGCTCAATTACAGGTTTTTGGATGGAGCGATTCTAATGGCGCAAATAATGCAAATGGATCAATATATCTTGGAAACACCGCTGCGTATAGAGGTGTTATTGATTATGATGCCGCTAGTTCAGGTAGCTTAATAATAAGTAATACATGGAACAACGATGCCGGTAATATAATTTTTAAAACCAAAACAGCTGGTACAGATGTAATTCCATTGACATTATCTGGAAGTGGTAACGCAACTTTTGCAGGGACAGTTAAAGTTGGAGGTTCTAATTGTAGTATTTCAGAGGAATCAACTGAGTTTAAATTTGTAAACGCTAACGTAGACAGTGGTTATGAGTTTTTCACAAGAAATTCAAGTTCAGCTTATATTCAGTCTTTAACACTTGCTGGGAGTGGAGCTGCAACTTTTGCAGGTGATGTGACATTTAGTGGGCATGAACATACTATAAATATAGGCGCAGGTGGTGGGGTTGGAACTTTTATTACAGCTGATGCTAATGACTACCCTAGAATAACAACACCTAGTGCGTCTGTTCAACTAGGTTTATTTAGATCTAGTAGTGCTGCTGGTGGAATGTATATTGGTGCTGATAGTACTGGCATGAAAATAAGAAAAGTTGATTTTTCTGCATCATATTTTTTTGCTCAAGACGGTAATTTAGTTGTAGGTGGTGATACCGTGGGTGGGAATGGTACAGTAACAATTACATCAAATCTTAGTAATGGTTCACAGGGTGCTGGGCGTATATTATTTAATAGAGCTTCAACTACAAACAGTACAAGTGCTATAGAATTTAATAATGCGGGTACAGCAAGCGGTTCAATATCATATACAAATTCAACAACAACATTCGCAACATCTTCTGATTATAGATTAAAAGAAGATTTAAAAGATTTTAATGGACTTGATAAAGTTTCTAAAATACCTGTTTATGATTTTAAATGGAAATCAGATGATACAAGAAGTTATGGTGTTATAGCTCATGAACTACAAGAAATAATACCTCAAGCAGTTGTTGGAGAAAAAGATGATAAAGAAATGCAACAAGCAGATTATTCAAAAATAGTTCCAGTATTATTAAAGTCTATACAAGAACAACAAGAAATTATAGAAGATTTAAAGAAAAGAATAGAAACATTAGAAAAATAAAATATTATGCCAAGGATTAGTACATATACAAAAGACGTAACAATAGTAGATGAAGATTTAGTATTAGGCTCGAATTATGTTCGTACGTATAATGGTATAAAAGAATATAATACTAGATCTTTTAAATTAGAAGATCTTGCGTTATATTTTAATACAAAATTTACATCTGCATCCATAGATACTAATAGTATCACAGCTACAGAAATTAACATATCAGGCAATGGAACTGATGGTCAATTTATTATGAGTGATGGCGATGGTAGTTTTTCTTACCTTACCATTTTAGACGAAGATAATATGTCATCAAATAGTGCAACCACCCCAGCATCGCAACAATCAATTAAGGCATATGTTGATTCACAAATAGCAACAGAAGATACTATAGCGGAATTAAATGATACAACTATAGGTACATTAGCTAATGCACACTTATTAATATATGATAATGATAGTTCTGTTTGGGAAAATAAGGCATTATCTGGAGATGCTACAATAACAAAAGAAGGTGTGATAAGTTTAGCTTCATCACATACAAATATTGATTCAATTTTAAATGCTAGTTTAGTTACAGGTCGCGATGCAGATAACCAAATAAAATATAGTACAGATAACCAAATTATTTTTAGGGTAAATGGTGGAGATAATGTTATTTTTAAAGCATCAGGTGAAATAGAAGCTACTAGTTTAGATATTTCAGGTGATATTGACATTGATGGTACTACAAATTTAGATGCAGTAGATATAGATGGAGCGGTTCAAATAGATAATACAGTAACAGTAGGAGTAGATGACACTGGATACGATGTTAAATTCTTTGGTGATACATCGGGAAAATACGCCATGTGGGATACATCTCAAGATGCATTATTTTTTAGCGATAACGCTTACGCATATTTTGGTAATGATGCTGATTTAAGAATTCATCATAACGCGAGTGCTGAAAGTTCTATTCAAAATTATACTAATGATTTGTATATTCAAAATAATGCAGCCGATAAAGATATAAAGTTTTATAGCGATGATGGAAATGATGGTCTTTTTGAGTATTTTTCTTTAGATGGTAGCGAAGCAACATATACAGCTAGTGCAACAACAGCTGTATATACAATATTTCCAGACAAATCAAGAATAGCTTTAGGCGCGGGAAAAGATCTTCAAATATACCACGACGGATCAAATAGTTATATCTCAGAATCAGGTACAGGTGGATTGGTATTAGATGCTTCTGGTATAAGTGGTACAGCTATAAAAGACGAAGATAATATGGCTAGTGATTCAGCCACTCATTTAGCAACACAACAAAGTATTAAAGCATATGTAGACGCACAAGTAGATACTGAAGATACATTAGCAGAGTTAGATGATACTAATATTAGTTCTGCTGCTGCAGGTCAAATTTTAGTATATGATAATACAGCTAGTGTATGGGATAATGTTGCGCTAACCGCTGGTGATCTTATTGATGTAACCGGTGGAGATGGAACTTTAGAAATTGATGTTGATTTAACTGAAGCAGCGGAAGCAGCAATAGCAAATGGTGATTATATGCTATTTTTAGATGGTGGTGCTACAGGTACACCTAAAAAAGAAGCATTACATGATATTGCAACATTATTTTCTGGTACAGGATTAACAGCAACGAATTCAGTTATAGCAGTTGATGCAGCACAAACACAAATTACATCTGTTGGTACATTAGCTGCTGGTGCAATATCTAGTGGTTTTGGTAATATTGATAATGGTAGTAGCACATTTAATACTGGCGCAGCAACTGTTGATAGTTTAAGTGTATCAGATGGTAACATAACAAATGTTGGTGATATTGCTTTAGATACTGTAAGTGCTGATGGGACGACAATTAATGTTGCAATGACAGATAATACAGATGGTGCATTTTCAGTAAAACAAGGTTCAGATAAATATATAGCTATTGATACAACAGATACAGGTGAGGATATTGCAATAGGTACAGGTGTTAGTGGAACAGCAATCACAATAGGGCATACTACATCAGAAACAACAGTACAAGATAATTTAACAGTAACAGGTAACCTTAAAGTAAATGGTGATCAAGTATATCAAAATGTAAGTAGCATGGCGGTAACTGATCCTATTATAAGTTTACAAACTGGTACAGATGGCGCGAACTTAGGTGCTGATTCAAATAAAGATGTTGGCTTAGCTATGTTCTGGCATAATGGTTCTGCTGCGAAAACAGCATTCCTTGGTTTTGATGATAGCGCTGGTAAATTAACGTTTATACCAGATGCTAGTATATCAAGTGAAGTAGTGTCAGGATCAGTTGGAATTATGGTTGCAAACTTAGAGGGTAATGTTACAGGTGATGTAACAGGTACAGCAACAAATGCATCGCATGTTTTAGTAACTGACAACGAGAGTACTAATGAAGAAAATTTAATTACATTTATAGAAGGTGCAACAAGTTCAACCGGTAATGTAGGCCTTGAAATGGATGGTAATTTAACATATAACCCATCAACTGGAACAGTAACAGCCACTGGATTTAGTGGTAATTTAACAGGTACACTACAAACTGCAGCACAGGCAAATGTTACATCACTAGGAACACTTACAACGTTAACTGTAGATAACGTAATAATCAACGGAACAACAATAGGTCACACTAGTGATACAGATTTAATAACGTTAGCAAGTGGTGCATTGACTGTTGCGGGAACAATAACCGTTGGTGTAGATGATACTGGACATGATGTACAATTTTTTGGGGCTACATCAGGAAAATATATGCTATGGGATGAGTCATTAGATGCGTTGGTTTTACCAGATGATACAAAGTTATTACTTGGTACTGGTGCAGACGCTAGTATTTATGTTAGTTCAGATGATTTATACATTGATCAGTCAACTTCAGATAAAGATATAATATTTAAAGGAACAGACGGTGTTGCTGATATAACAGCATTAACATTAGATATGTCAAACGGTGGCGCGGCAACTTTTGCGGGAAATGTGGATGTTGGAACTTTTACTTTAGGTGGCTCAGGAATAGTTGCTGATGCAGGTATGACATTACAAATTGGTGGTGGGAGTGTAAATGCAATTACACTAGCAGACAGTACTGGTAACGCAACTTTTGCAGGTGATGTGACAATTTCTGGTGGACATTTAGGTTTATCAGGTTTTCCACAAACAGATTTACATGCTACATGGAACCAAATGTTTATCGGATCAAAAGGATCTTTAATATCAGAAAATGGTGGTGGTGGTATACCTGGTACCACTATTTCAGACAATTTATATATAAGAACTTCAACAGGGGGTTATGCTTACTTAACAACAAACGAAGCAAGTCAATTAACACAAGAAGCTGGTATACTTACGTTTAAAAACGCAGCATCAGGTTCAGCTCAAGCTGCACCAACATTAACAGAGAGATTTAAAGTTGATGCTGATGGTAATGCAACTTTTGGAAATACCGTAACTATTTCGCATGCTAACTCTTGGGGAATAAATGCTAAATTAATAAATACAAACGACGACGCTGGTCCACCAGTATTAACTTTCTTAAAAGCTCCAGCTAGTGGGCATACCAATATGGCTGATAATGACTATGTTGGCTTTATAAACTTTAGAGCAGACAATAGCAATAACGATGAATTTAGTTGGGTGGAGCTTTCAGCTATAGTTCTTGATACAACTGATGGTACTGAAGATAGTTTATTTAAAATTGGTACTTGGGGCGCTGGAACTGAGTATGCAAATAATATAGTTGTTACTGGAGGAGAAGTTGGAATTAATACAGTTACGCCGAGTGCTGATCTTCATGTTTATGATGCTGCTGCAGGTACCGCAACATATATTGAAAAAAATTATGGTTATACCGCAGCAAATTTATCAGAGTTTGCTGTTTCTGCTTTTACAATTAGACCTAGAGATGCAGATATATATTTAAAAACAAGTGGTTCATCAAATGATATAAGATTTCAAGCAATTAATAACGCTAATGACGCTGCAAAGGATATAATTTTAAATCCATTTGGTGGTGATGTTGGTATTGGACAGGCTTCGCCTACGGCGAAACTCACAATAGATAATAGTATTAGCACAACTTATTCTACAACAGGTTACGCGGCAACTCCTGCTAATAGTATGCTTTATCTTAATAATACCCATGGCGGTTCTAATACAGCTTCATTAATTAATTTTAGAACAGGATCAGGGGATGGAGTATTAGGTTTTGTTGAGGGCGGTGGAACTAATGATGCTGATTTTATAATTCAAACTGATGGAGGATCAAATGGTATAGAAAGATTTAGAATATACAACGACGGAAGTGCAGCTTTTGCAGGAACAGTATCACATAAAGGTTTAGATATTGCAGATGGAACTGGAGCTCAAATAGATACTAGAGAAGTGTTTGATATAAATATAGATTTTACAAGTGGTAATTGGATTGATACAGGGATATATAGTAATTCAGGTTCTTATCAATTAGGCGCATCTGGAACATATATTATGCAAATATATAGTAACGATCACGATCCTAATGAACCATATTGGTATGGTATGTATTGGAGTGCTATTATTTCTTGGTATAAAGGTGCAACAAATCAAAATGATGTATATCCTATAACATTACAAAGAGCTGGTCATTCTGATAACAGTAGAGTTTTAGAAGCAAGATTAGCTAATGCAACAGATACCAGCAGTTCTCCAGCAAATAATATAAGATTAGAACTTAAACTTGGAGCAAATGCACCTGGTACAGATTTAAGTATTAGATTTAGAAGATTATTATAAAGTAAAATAATTATAAAACAAGTGATATATAAAATAACAACTATGACAATAGGTTGTTAAGAATACTATTATTTATGTAATAGTAATAAAGTACAATTTTAACTAAAATTTAATTAATTATGAATAAACAAACAGAAAACAAAGAAGTAAAAAAAATAACTGATGAGGAGTTAAAAGAACTTCAAGATCAAGTTAATAGAATTAACAGTGCTCAATTGAGACTGGGTGGTATTGAATCACAAAAACATACTTTAGTACATGGTATCAACGCTATGCAAAAAGAAGTACAGGACATGCAGGTAAAACTTGAAGAAAAGTATGGTAAAGTAAGTATCAACATTACAACAGGTGAAATAACTGAAGAACCACAAGATGAGCAAGCTAATACGTAAGATAAGTATTGGTAAAGATTATAAAAATGAAGCTATGCACTACGCCGTTGGCCAAGAGGTTTACGGCGGGCATACTATTTGTGATATACTAGAAGGTAAGGATAAGTATAGTGTTTATATTAAAAAAAATAAAGAGGTATTACCTTGGAAAGATTTTAATAAAAATATGGCAATATCTGTTGAGTATAACTTAGAATATTAATGAAGAGTCTTCATAATTTTATTATCAAACCAAACGGTGAAAGGTATAATAATATAAAAAAAATTGGAGATAAAGAACTAATATTAAATACAGAAATTTTTCATCATCAATATGTTAATAGAGAAGCTATTGTATTAGAAGTACCAGTGGTTAACAATACACCAATAAAAAAAGGTGATATTATTATTGTTCATCACAATGTATTTAGAAGGTGGCACAATATGCATGGTGTTGAAAAAAATAGTAGAAGTTGGTTAAAGAAAGGAACTTATGCTATTTACGACGATCAAATATTTGCATACAAGAGAAATAATACATGGAAACCATTAAGTGGGTATTGTTTTGTAAAACCAATTAAATCTTATAATAATCTTACAACTAATAAAGAACAACCTTTAGTTGGTGTTATGAGGTATTCAGATGGTTCTATAAAAAATATTAAAAATGGTGATCTTGTTGGTTTTACACCAGATAGTGAATATGAATTTATTGTTAATAACGAAAGATTATATAGGGTATTAACAAAAGAAATTACAATTAAATATGAATATCAAGGACAAGAAGAAGAATATAATCCAAGCTGGTTATAAAGCGGTTGATGAATTAATCAAAGTAGCTAAAGAAAAAATTGTTGATAGTGATGATGATGTTTCGGCTGATAGATTAAAAAATGCAGCAGCAACTAAAAAACTAGCTATATTCGATGCTTTTGAGATATTAAATAGAATTGAAGAAGAAAAAAATATTTTAGAGGATAAACCTACTAATCAAAAAGAAACAACTTTTAAAGGTTTTGCTGAAAGAAGATCTAAATAATGTATAAACAGAACTTATATAAAATTATTGAGCCAGTAAGAATTAATACAATAAAAAGGCTTAATAAAAGTAAAAAATGGAAATATGGTTATGATACCGAACACGATATTATAGTCATAAGCAAAACAGGTCAAATAGGTGAAATATATGAGATACAAAACCTTAAAATAGCTTTACCTAAACAGAGTAATGTCTATAAAAGAGGTAACAATAAAAAAGAACAATATTGGGATAGATTTGAATACCCAAAGTCTTTAAAAAATGTAAAAACTATTTTTGATTGGAGAGATTATCCAAATGAACATAAAGATAAATGGTTTGATTACATAGATGAAGAATTTGATAGAAGAGAGAATGGTTTTTGGTTTAATAATAATGGTGTGCCTACTTATATCACCGGCACTCACTATATGTATCTTCAGTGGTCAAAAATTGATGTGGGTGCTCCTGAATTTAGAGAATCAAATAGATTATTCTATTTATTTTGGGAAGCTTGTAAAGCAGATAAACGCTGTTATGGAATATGTTACCTTAAAAATAGACGATCTGGTTTCTCGTTTATGGCAAGTTCGGAAACAGTTAATGCTGCTACTATCTCGAGTGATTCAAGATTTGGTATCTTATCAAAGTCTGGTTGGGACGCTAAAAAGATGTTTACAGATAAGGTTGTACCAATATCTGTTAATTACCCGTTTTTCTTTAAACCGATACAAGACGGTATGGATCGACCAAAAAGTGAACTTGCATACAGGGTTCCGGCTCAAAAGTTTACTCGTAAAAAACTTCAAACGAATGAACAACTTGAGGAAATTGTAGGTTTAGATACAACTATTGATTGGAAAAATACTGGTGATAATAGCTATGATGGAGAGAAACTTAATCTATTAGTACACGATGAGAGTGGTAAATGGGATAGACCTGATAATATACTAAATAACTGGAGAGTAACAAAAACATGTTTACGATTAGGTAGTAGAATTATTGGTAAGTGTATGATGGGTTCAACGTCAAATTCATTAGATAAAGGTGGTGATAATTTTAAAAAATTATATAGAGATTCTAATGTAACAAAAAGAAATAAAAACGGACAAACTAAATCTGGATTATATAGTTTGTTTATACCAATGGAGTGGAACTACGAAGGGTTTATGGATCGATATGGTATACCATTATTCAATACACCTGAAAATCCCGTGCAGGATATGCATGGTGATTATATTGATATTGGAGTTATTGATCATTGGGAAAATGAAGTTGAAGGATTAAAAAAAGATCAAGATGCTTTAAATGAATTTTATCGTCAGTTTCCAAGAACTGAAGAACATGCATTTAGGGACGAAACACAAAATAGTATATTTAATCTAGCTAAGATTTATGAACAAATAGATTTTAACGATGATGTAAATAACCCTGGTATTTCAAAAGGAAATTTTCAATGGGTTAATGGCGTGAAAGATAGTAAAGTAATATTTTATCCAGATCCAAAAGGTAGATTTAATATTAGTTGGACACCAGATCCACATTTACAAAATAATATTATTATTAAAAATGGAATAAAACATCCTGGTAATGAGCACATGGGTGCTTTTGGTTGTGATAGTTATGATATATCAGGTACTGTAGATGGTCAAGGATCTAAAGGTTCATTACATGGTTTAACCAAATTTTCTATGGAAAACACACCACCAAGTATGTTTTTCTTAGAATATATTGCAAGACCAGCTACTTCAGAAATATTTTTTGAAGATATGTTAATGGCATTAGTATTTTATGGTATGCCATTATTAGCAGAAAATAATAAACCGCGTTTATTATATTATTTAAGAAGACGTGGTTATCGTGGTTATTCAATGAATAGACCAGATAAAGTATGGAATAAACTATCAACAACTGAAAAGGAAATTGGTGGTATACCAAACTCTAGTGAAGATATTAAACAAGCACACGCTGCGGCAATTGAAATGTATATACAAAATTATGTTGGTTTAAAACAAGATAATACTTATGGTGATATATATTTTAACAAAACTTTAAATGATTGGGCTAAATTTGATATAAATAAAAGAACAAAGTTTGATGCAACAATAAGTTCTGGTTTAGCGATCATGGCATGTAATAGACATTTGTATGCACCAAATGCAAAAGTAAAAAAAGAAAAAGTAAACATAAACATCAAGAGATACAATAATCATGGTGTTTCATCTAAATTAATAAAATAAATATGGCTTACACAAGTTACAAAGGCGGTTATTTTCCAAGTCAAGTTGTTAGTGATTTTGAAAAAATTACAGAAGAATATGGTTTGAAGGTTGCTCAAGCAATTGAAAATGAATGGTTTGGTAAAGATACTGGCATGCACAGATTTAACACAAATCAAAGTACTTTCCATAAATTAAGATTATACGCTAGAGGAGAACAATCAATACAAAAATATAAAGATGAATTATCTATTAATGGTGATTTGTCTTATTTAAATTTAGACTGGAAACCAGTACCTATTATACCTAAATTTGTAGATATAGTTGTAAATGGTATTGCAGATAGAAGTTATGATATAAAGGTATTTTCTCAAGATCCATATGGTGTTGACAAAAGAACAAAGTATATGGAATCTGTATTAAGAGATATGAATACTAAAGAGTTAAATGATTTTTCTCAAGAACAATTTGGTATTAATTTATATGAAAATAATCCAGAAAAATTACCTGAGTCAAAAGAAGAACTTGAATTACATATGCAACTTACCTACAAACAATCTATTGAAGTTGCAGAAGAACAAGCTATTAATACTATATTTCAAGGTAATGATTATGATTTAACAAAAAGAAGATTTTATTATGATTTAACAGTTTTAGGTATTGGAGCTGTAAAAAATAATTTTTCTAAATCTGAAGGTGTTACTGTAGATTATGTTGATCCAGCTAATTTAGTTTGGTCGCATACTGAATCACCTTATTTTGATGATATATATTATATTGGTGAAGTAAAAAATATCCCTGTAAATGAAATAAAAAAGCAATTTCCTAATTTAACGAATGAAGATTTAGAAGAAATAATTCAACAAGGTATACAGAAAAATTCTGTAGGTAATGTGGGTATTGCTTATGAAGATGAATTAGATACTAATATTGTTCAAGTTTTATATTTTAATTATAAAACATATATGAACGAAGTATATAAGATTAAAGAAACAGCAACAGGTGCTTCTAAATTATTAATTAAAGATGATTCATTTAATCCACCAGCTGATGTTTATGATGCAAATTTTGAAAAAGTAGATCGTTCAATAGAAGTATTATATGAGGGTGTTTTAATTGTTGGTACAAAAAAATTATTAAAATGGGAGTTAGCAAAAAATATGCTAAGACCTAAAAGTGATTATACTAAAGTTAAAATGAATTATTCTCTTTGTGCGCCAAGAATGTATAAAGGAAAAATTGAATCGTTAGTGAGTAGAATGACTAGTTTTGCTGACATGATACAATTAACTCATTTAAAATTACAACAAGTATTATCAAGGATGGTACCAGATGGTGTATACTTAGATGCTGATGGTTTAGCGGAGGTTGATTTAGGTAATGGAACAAATTATAATCCACAAGAAGCTTTAAATATGTTCTTCCAAACTGGTAGTGTTATTGGTAGATCATTAACACAAGATGGTGATGGTAATCCTGGTAAAGTACCTATACAAGAAATACAAAGTGGTAGTGGTGGTGCTAAAATGCAATCATTAATTGGTTCTTATAACTATTACTTACAAATGATGCGTGATGTAACTGGTTTAAATGAAGCAAGAGACGGTAGTACTCCTGATAAAAATGCTTTAGTTGGTGTACAAAAAATAGCAGCAGCAAATAGCAATACAGCTACAAGGCATATTTTACAAAGTGGATTATACTTAACACATCAAATGGCTGAGGGTATATCATTGAGAGTTGCTGATATTATAGAATATTCACCAACTAGAGATGCTTTTATACAAGCAATTGGTTCACATAATGTTGGTAGTTTAGAAGAAATGCATAATTTACATTTATATGATTTTGGTATATTTATTGAACTAGCGCCAGATGAAGAAGAAAAACAAATGCTTGAAAATAATATACAAGCAGCGTTAGCTAAAAATAGTATTGAACTAGAAGATGCTATTGACGTGCGTGATGTTAAAAATTTAAAACTTGCAAATTCTTTATTAAAATTAAGAAGAAAAAAGAAGATTCAATTAGATCAACAAATGCAGCAACAAAATATACAAGCTCAAGCACAAGCAAACGCTCAAGCTCAACAAGTTGCGGCGCAAGCTGAGGTTCAAAAAAATCAAGCAATAACACAGCAAAAAGCTCAATTAGAAAGTATTGAAGCTCAAAATGACTTACAAAAACTACAAGCTGAAGCACAATTGAAAAAAGATTTAATGAATCATGAGTTTCAAATTAACATGCGTTTAAGGCAGATGGAAATCGATTCATTAAAACAAAAAGAAACAAATAAAGAAGATCGTAAAGATGAAAGAACTAGAATTCAAGCATCTCAACAATCTGAATTAATTGATCAAAGAAAAACTGGTAAACCACCTAAAAGATTTGAGTCAACAAGTAATGATATATTAAGTGGGGATTTTGATTTAGGTATGTTTGAACCAACGTAAAATATGTTTAACAAGTAAATAATAGTAAAATGGCAATAGTAAAAAATGATTGGACAGGTCAAATAATGGGATCTGTTTTTACAACAGCTTCAAGTGACGCTATTAAACCTCCGACAGGATGTGTGTTTATTGCATTTACAGCATTAACAGCAACAGACTTTGATAGTTCTGGTGGTTTGGTTGCAGAAACAGCTACAGTATATGCTAACACTGAAGATGCCGCTAATGATTTAGCTGCAGGATCTGAAACTAATTTAGAAGGTTCAGGTGGTGTTCAAATATCACAAACTAATGTAGATGTTCCAGCTGGCGTAACAATTTATGGTAGATATACTGAAATTGATGTAAACGCTGGGCAGATTATAGCATACATAGGGAAATAAGAAATTGTACGAAAGTACATTATGTTTAATTAATTATATAATATTATATTATGGCAAAAGTAAAAAAAGAAGAGGTGGCTAAAAAAACCACTGACGAAAATGTTGAAACAAAAGGAGCAACAAAAGAAGGTAAATTAAAAGTAAAAAAACCTTCATTAAAAAGAATTGATTATGATAATGAACCTATAAAAGTTGATTTATCAAAACCAATTGATACGCCTGAGGAAAAAGAAGAACCAAAGGTGGAAAACAAAGTAGAAGACCAACCTAAAGAAGAAAAAGATGATAAGGTTATTGAGGAGGTTCAAGAAAAAGTGGAACAAGAAAATGTTGAAGAAGAAAAGGTTGAAGATAAAAAAGAAGAAACTGAACAACCAGTTTTGGAGGAAATTACAGAAGAAAAGACTGATGAGGTTGTTGAAGATAAAGTTGAAGAAGTTAAAGAAACAGTTGAAGAAGCTGTAGAAGAAGCAAAAGAAACTGGTGAAGACTTACCAGAAAACATTCAAAAAGTTATAGACTTTATGAATGAAACTGGAGGTGATCTTGAAGATTATGTAAAATTAAATCAAGATTACAGTAAGTATGATGACACGTCTGTATTACATGAATATTATAGACAAACAAAACCTCACTTAACTCAAGATGAGAGAAACTTTTTAATAGAAGATAGTTTTTCTTTTGATGAGGAAGTAGATGATGTTAAAGATGTCAAGAGAAAGAAATTAGCGTTTAAAGAGCAAGTTGCCAACGCTAAAAACCACATGGACGGGTTAAAGTCCAAGTATTATAAAGAAATCAAGTCAGGATCTAAGTTGGCTCCTGAGCAACAAAAAGCTATTGATTTTTTTAATCGATACAACACGGATAAAGTAGAAGCTGATAAGGCAGCAAATAAACAAAGATCTGTTTTTAAAGAAAAAACAAATAATGTTTTTAACGACAAATTCAAAGGTTTTGAATATAATGTTGGTGAAAAGAAATTCAGATTTAATGTTAAAGATGTAAACGAAGTAAAGGAAACACAAAGTAATATTAATAATTTTACCAAAAAATTTATGGGTAAAAATGATTTAATTGATAATGCTGATGGTTATCATAAAGCTTTATTTACAGCTATGAATTCTGATGCTATAGCTAATCACTTTTATGAACAAGGCAAAGCTGATGCAATTAAACAAAGCGTTGCTAAATCTAAAAACATTGATATGGAACCGAGACAAAATCACGGTGAAGTAAATGTTGGAGGATACAAAGTAAAAGCAATTAGTGGTGATGATTCTAACAAACTCCGATTTAAAATTAGAAAATAAATATAAACATTTAAAATTTAAAATAAAATGGCAGCAATTAATCCGACCGCTGGATCGAATTTAAATTCAACCCCAGCGCCGAAAAAGCAAACCCTTTCAAGTAACTATATTGACTTTACGTCATCTAGTACTGAAGGTTGGGCACAACAGTATTTACCTGACATTATAGCAAAAGAAGCTGAGGTATTCGGTAACAGAACTATCTCTGGTTTCCTTTCACAAGTTGGGGCTGAAGAGCCTATGAGTGCTGACAGAGTAATCTGGTCAGAGCAAGGTAGATTACATCTATCTGTTACAGGTGCGTCCGTAAATAACAATGGTGCAATCACCAATTGTGCAAATCACGGAGTTAGAGTTGGTCAAACTATCGTATTATCTGATGGTCAAGCTAACCCCACTATTACAAAATGTTACGTTTCTGTAGCTGATTCAGCAGCAGGTACGTTAACTGCATTACCTTATTCCGTAGCAATAGTTGGAGATGTAGCTGGATTTGTTACTACTGATGATGGTGGCTCTCCTACATGTTCTTTCTTCGTTTATGGATCTGAATTCAAAAAAGGAGATAGTGGAATGAGTAACGCAGTAACACCTCAACACA